CCAACGACAAAACGATGGGTTTTTGGAAGCTTTCCCGATATGGGATGACGTACAAACCTTTGACGGACGACCATGGCGAGGCATTGTTGACGTCATATCTGGAGGCTTCCCGTGCCAAGACATCAGCGTCGCAGGCAGAGGTGCGGGAATTGACGGCAACCGCAGTGGAATGTGGAAACACATGGCACGAATTATCGGTGAGGTACGACCGCGATATGTCTTTGTGGAAAACTCACCGCTCCTTATTCGACGAGGTCTTGCACGAATCCTTAGTGATCTTGCCGCAATGGGGTATGATGCGCGATGGGGTATTATTGGAGCGGACGATGCAGGCGCACCACATCATCGAAAGAGAATATGGATTGTTTCTTACGCCAACAGCAAACGAGGATGCGGCGGGCAAGTCTGGCTCAAAGATGCAGAAAATGCTTGGGAACGATCCCAGAGTACGTGGCGAAGGTGGTGGGACATTGAACCCAAACTGGGTCGAGTGGCTAATGGGGTGGCCCATAGGGTGGACAGACTTAAAGCCATTGGCAACGGACAAGTTCCAGCAGTGGCTGCTCTCGCATGGCGCATCCTGAGTTAATCTTTTTTGCAGCATCCGGCGCGTGGTTCTTTTTGTTCCCGCGTCTGGCTGCAGCCGATCTCATGCGAAGAGCTGAAAAGATTCGGCGCTCTTTGGTCTCAGAAGAGCCACGAGTTGTCGACATAGAGACAACGACCGCGAAGGCTTTGTGGCTAATGGTTGAGGCGCAGGCGAAGGTGCAAGCTGACATACTACGGCAGCAAAGAGAGATTTCGTTTTTGGATATTCATGCAGGAATGCGCTTTACAGACCGCACCCGACGTATAATTCCGACCCAACAGGCAAGTCCTGATAATCAACTAGTCGGGGGTCAATATGGGTACTATCAACAGGAGTGCTACGGCACACAGAATCTCTCAGGCGGCAGCCAAGGGCAAAGCCAGCAAGCCGAGCAGCTTTATTCGGAGAATGGGAACATTGTTTGCGACAATGATGTTCGCGGGTAGTACTGCGATTGATTTGCCGGGCCGGAGGGCCACGAAAAAATGCGCGTGCGGCTGCGGTCGTTACACCATCTCTTCAACCTACTATCAGTTAAAGTGCGCAATGCTGCATAAGCGCGCAGCGGCGGCCTAATGGAAGCAAGGGTCGCGTTCGTTGCGGCAATACTTCTGCCGATTATTTTCGCACTCGCCTTTGCTCGCGAGGCAATGCGTTCAGGTCTACGATTTCCCAGGGGGTGGCATTCACGGCAGAGATATTGGCGCAAGTGGGTGGTACGAAATGATTTTTCGCGCAGCCCTTATCACGATAATCGACTTGCCCGAGTCTTATGCTATGACGAATTCATCGAACGGGACAAGAATCGGCGGGCCAGATTCTACGCCAAAGACTATGGATTCTTTTACGCCGGAGAAAAATCTAATCCGGGTATAGCTGACACAGAGGCAAGGGCTCTCGCTCGTCATGTCATATTGCGCTGAACAAATCTTCTTGGCGATTCATGTCGCTTTATTTCAATCGGTTAAGGCTTTCATGACAGCAGTGATCTTCATTGAGGATTGCGATGTCATGAGCAGAATGCGGGTGCGGCTATTTTGATTCCCGACTTCAACGACCTGAAAGAGGCGTATGCCAAAGTCGAAGCGTCCGGCATGCCAGCAGTGTACGACCACGAATGGATGCGGCTCGCAATGCAGAGAATTGAAGAACTTGAATCCAGCAGTCAGATCGGGACAGTGTCGTCATACAGTGCCGCAATCAACCAGCTACAGTCCTTGGCTCATTGGTTCAGAGATAACAACAACGCATACTATTTTGCAGTCGATACTCAGAAGGCTAATGAGGATGGAGTTCCAATTGTCTGCTGCATGCACTCTCTGCATAGAGACGAGCAATTTGTTGCGCTACATAAATACGTCGAGCAGAGCAGAGAGAATGCGAGAGAAAAGGTAGAGGAGCAATCTGATGAAAATTGAAGTCGTAAAAATTGATTCCATAAAGCTCAACGAGAAAAACCCGCGCGTCATTAAAGACGAGAAATTCAAAAAGCTCGTAGAGTCGATAAAGAGTTTTCCAGAGATGCTGAATATACGTCCGATTGTTGTCAATAAAAAAGGCGTAATCATTGGCGGCAACCATCGCTACCTGGCCTGCAAAGAGGCCGGGAAAAAAGAAGTCCCGATCATACGCGCGCTCAAGCTGACAAAAGAACAAGAATCCGAGTTCATGGCAAAGGATAATATCAGTGCCGCAGACTGGGATTTTGAGAGACTGGGAGAGGTCTTCAAGTTTGAAGACTTGGAAACCTGGGGCATGGAAACATTCGGCTTTGACCCGGAATTTAATCCAGAAGAATTTTTCGATAAGGCAGTCGAGTTCAAAGTCAAAGGCGGCAAGATAACCTTTAAGTATGAGGACAAAAAAACCTACGACAAAGTGATGAAGAAGCTCGCCACATTCAAGGGCAAGAAGAACGAGGAGATTCTGCTCGAACTGCTCGGGCTATGATTATTTATTTAGCAGGCGGAGTTACTGGTAACCTAAATGGCATATTCAAGGGCGCAATGAAGGCTTACATAGCTGGTGCGATAAAGGACAACCGTGCATACCTATTTGACTCGACAGCCAAGAGCGAGATTGAGCGACAAATGAAAATTCACCTGGCCGGGAATGATGGATGTAGGAAGGTTCGGTTTAAGTTAAAGGACTTAAATATCCTTGAGTCATACTATTATATCCGTTCTCAGGAATGGATGTATCCTCTAATCAAAACCTTTAAGTCATTCATGCTCGACTCTGGCGCCTTTACCTTTTTTGGTCAAGAGCCAAAAAATGTAAATTGGGATCAGTATGCTACCGAATATGCAGAATTTATCAACCAGCAAGATATTGACTTATTCATAGAATTAGACATTGAAAGAATGATTGGCATAGAAAATGTCGAACGATTACGCCGAATGATTGATAAAAAGACCAAGAAAAAATGTATCCCAGTCTGGCGTCCGTATCGTGGGCTACAGTACTATGACAAGATGCTGAAACAGGCGCCATACGTTGCGATTTCAGCATCAGGTGCATACGATAGCGCATGGACGAGATCACCAGATGGAATCCGTATGCTACAGCATCTTGTAGCAAAGGCTCATAAGAAAAAGGTCAAAGTGCATGGCCTGGGTTTTACAAAGATTTCTGCGCTCAAGATAATACCGTTCGATAGTGTCGATTCATCTGCGTGGCTTTATGGGAATCGCGGTGGTTATTTGTATAGATTTACTGGAAATGATATTATTCAGGTCAGGGGAGAGGGCAGGGTAAAGCCGGTAGAGACGGCAATTCATAACTTTACTGAATGGGTTAAATTTTCAAACTATGCGGAAAAAAATCTTTAGGGAAGATCAAGGCAGAGGATTCGGCCTATGGAAAAATCGGACGGCGAGGTTTATGTACGATGAAGTCATGAGGGATATTCTACCAAAGATTGATTCATCCGGATTGGTTGCAGACTACGGCGGTGCAAACGGATTGCTTAAAAAATATATTCCTGACAGTGTATCGGTCGATATAGATGCTTCTAAAAGGCCAGATATTTGTGAAGATATTTTGACCCATTGCGGACGATACGATCTGGTGATCCTCCGATATGTTTTGCATTATTTGTCAGATCGGCAGGTTCGAGATGTGCTTCGAAAGATCAAAAATAATGGCACCAAAGAAGTACTGGTCATCCAGTTTTACAATAATGATTTAAGCACCAAAAAATTTAATTCAATAAATGAGTCTAAGGTATTCAGGAATCGTGCACAGCTCGTATCGCTTTTGCCAGACCATGAGAGATTGCTTGAAAAACGGTATTATGTCAGCAAAAAATTTTATGCAGAGAGGTTAGGTAATATGAATGCGAGAGCACACTATGAATGGATTTATGCTGCGCTGGTGAGGTTTGGCAAATGATTCGGGCAGAGAGGTACCACGACATATCGTGCGGGCATAGGGTTGTAGGCCACGAGGGGAAATGCCAAAACCTCCACGGCCATAACTACCGATTCTTCTTTGAGATAGAATCGGATAGTGAGACACCACTCGACCAGGTCGGGCGCGTTCTGGATTTTTCGGTAATCAAAAGCCTTTTGTGCGCGTGGCTCGAAGAGCGGTGGGACCATAAAATGCTAATCTGGGACCAGGACCCGATGCTCTCGGCCCTGCTCGAAATCGACAAGACAATCTGTGTCGTGCCATTTAATCCGACCGCGGAGAATCTTGCGTGGTTTTTGGTTGAGATGGTCGGACCGCTCCTGCTCGAAAACACTGGAACAAAACTGGTGCGCTGCAAGGTCGAGGAGACCAGGAAGTGCTCCGCAATATACGAGGCAACATGAAACTGAGAGTAAACGAGATATTCTATTCCCTGCAGGGTGAGGGCATGCGGGCGGGCCGTCCCTCCATATTCATCCGACTATCCGACTGCAATCTGCGGTGCGACTTTTGCGACACGGAATTCACCTCCGGCCGTGATATGACGCTGGACGAGATTCGCGAAGAGGTGATGAAATACCCATGCTCCGAAATCGTCTGGACTGGCGGCGAGCCGACGCTGCAGTTGACCGAGGAGATATTGGCCGAATTCACCGGCGACCGCGGCTTCTACCATTGCATCGAGACCAATGGGACAAACCCAGTGCCTGACGGAATAGATTTCATATCCCTCTCGCCAAAGGTAGCCGAGCACGTCGTGAAACGCAATGTGCCGCAATGCGACGAGGTGCGCTACGTCAGGGCCGCAGGGCAATCAATACCGCAGCCGGCAACCCAGGCCGAGCACTATTTCCTCTCCCCGCTGGCAATCGGCGACAAAATCGACGCCGCATCGCTGCAGCACTGCATTGCCCTATGCCTCGACAACCCAGGCTGGCGCCTCTCAGTCCAGCAGCACAAGCTCTGGGGGGTGCGCTGATGCTTATGCCCATAGAAACCCCGGATGGCCGCGAGGTCTGGCCGGCAGAAGACCTCGGAGCCTCTCTATACCGCGAGTTTTTAGCCTCTCAGGGCCACGATACGGACCGGGAGGGGCTCAGGGATACCCCCAGACGGCACACGGCCTTTCTGAGCGAATTCTGTGCGCCTCAGGACTTCAATTTCACGACCTTTGAGAGCGAGGGGTACGACGAAATGATCGTCCAGAAGGGCATACCGTTCTATTCCCTCTGTGAGCATCACGTGGTGCCATTCTTCGGGGTGGCGATCGTTGCCTACATCCCAAGGAAGCGAATTGTGGGGCTCTCAAAGCTCGCAAGGGCAGTCGAGTACTGGTCGAGAGGGCTGCAGAACCAGGAGCGCATCACAAAGAATGTGGCCCGTATGATCGAGGAGAAGCTGAAGCCGAAAGGTGTAGCCGTATCCCTGAAAGCACGGCATCTCTGCATGGAAATGCGCGGGGTCAAAAAGCCAGGAACCGAGACCATCACCACGAGCCTGTCGGGAGCGTTCAAAAAAGACCCTGCCTGCAGAGCAGAGTTCATGGCACAGCTGACCCTTACGTAACAGAGTAAACGCGATGGCGCAAAAGTCAAAAAAGGCACGATCGAAAAAAAAAAGCCCGCAGCGAAGCGCCGTCGCGTCAGGCCAGAGCAGGCCAGATCAAGCAAGCATAGACCAGACACCGCTGTTGATCGTGCCGAGTTTATTCAGCGATTCAGAGAGGCAGCCAAAGCGTCCGGGTGCATAATTGCGCATCTATGCAACATCATAAATATCAGTCGCAAGACCTTTTACGAGTGGATGGAGAGAGACCAGGAACTCCGCGAAATTTATGTAGAGATGCGAGAGGCCACCGACGACATGGTAGAGTCGGCGCTACTCAAAAACATCCAGAAGGGTGACCAGCGTGCAATCGAATTTTACCTCACAAATCGCCGCAGCTCTAAGTGGAGAAGCTCGCGACTTCTTCAAGAGTCAGACGGCGGCGAAAGCATCGACATCGAAGAAATTTTTGCGAACGCTATTGCAGTCGATATTTCAGAGGCCGGAGGTTCTGGGGAGGATGCTGGGTTACCGGGATTTGACCAGCACGCACGGGAAATGGATCGCCGCTTGTTGGAACGACCGAAATAGGCGCGAGACGAGCTTCTACGGCTTTCGAGGCTCATACAAGACCACGTCCAGGGCCGTCGTTGGTTCAATCTACAATCATTTAGCGCGGCCGAACGAGACCATTCTGCTGTGTCGCAAGACTGACCAAGGTGCTGCGGCGACTCTCGGCGAGATCGTCGCGCACTATGAGGGGCCGGTTCTCGGATACATCTACCGCCACGCTTTTGGAAAGCCAAAGCCGCTAACTCGAGTCCGATACAACGGCTTCAATCTGGCAACGCGCACCAAGATCACAAAGGAAATGAGCATGCAGAGCATCGGCGTCGGTGGCTCTCTGACCGGTGGACACTTCGATGTGATCTTCCCAGACGATATTGTCACCGACCAGGATCGCTACTACGAGCGCAAGAGAGAACAGACGATTAACTTTGCGCGAGAGCTTCGAAATGTCGTAAACCCGGGAGGCATTATCCGGTGGAACGGTACTCTTTGGCACAAGCAGGACGCGAACCATATTGTCGCGCCGCCGCCCGATCCAGATTCCTTCTGGCCTATTGGCTCAATACGCGTCCGAGGCATCACGCCTGAATTTGTCGAACAGCTGAAGGCTGAGAATCCGCCATCTCTCTACGCCGCAAACTACGCACTCAAGCTCATTGAGGATGCACACCCGGAATTCGGCGCGGCTATTCAGGGCGAATTGACCCCAGAGCAGTGGAAGAAGGTCAAGGTCGTGGCTGCCATAGACCCGGCGTATGACGGCGAAGACTGCATCGGTCTCGCCATCGGTGGCAAATTCGAGGGGAACTTCTACGTCAAATATGGTCGAGTCTGGCGCAAGAATATCGCTGACATGTACCATGAGATTCACGAGATACTAAAGGCGCACGAGGTCAGTACATTGCTCGTGGAAAAGAACTCAGACAAGGGGCTATCGTATCGGGCATTCAGAGACATCTGCAAATTCACGGTGATCGGAATCAACAACCAAGCCAACAAGTACCAGAGAATTACGACGACGTTAAAAAAGCATTGGCAGCACATCCGCTTTGGGGTGTACGTCACCCCAGAGTTTATGTCCCACGTCTGCGAATACTCCGAGCACGCAAAGCATGAGGACGGCGCAGACGCTCTCGAAATGCTCATAAATCACTTCGATCCAGCGAGCCGAGTGCAGACTGGAACTGTAAGGAACATGTAATGCCGAAGCCAATAATCACAGACGAGCAAATTGTTCACGCCTTGGAGCACCAAGAGCACAAAGAGGTCAAGCGTTATCTTCCAGAATGGAAATTCCTGCGGGCTGCCCTGAATCGCGAACTAATCGGCGACAAAGCCGATGCAGTCCAGGTAGCAGTCGAGCAAAAGACTCTCCGCGCCGAGACGAACCCAGACCTCAATGTGCGAGATGCTTTCCGTCACGAGAAGAATGGTACCGAATCGTATCTCGTCAGGCAGCCGGTGGAATCAGACCTCGCCTATGCAATCCGATTGATATTCGGGTTCGACGGCAATGAGTCGTACCAGACATTGCGCACTCTAGTCGGATACCTGCTCAAGGATACAACGATCAATCTCGACGGCTTTCAGCAGGACTGGCGGCAGCGCATTGAGCAAAACATCGACGGCCAGGGCACGACGTTCAAAGAATTTGTCGAAGAATCAGCAGAGGAGATTGGAGGTATCGGCAAAGCGTACGGCTGGATATATCAATCCAATGGCGATAAAATCCCGGTGCATGAATTCATCGACCGCGAAAAGGTCAAAGACTGGCATAAAGACAAGACGGATTTCAAGTATGTCAAATTCGAAGACTGCCGTGAATCGTTTATCGGCGTCACTCGCTCTGAGGAAAACCGCACTGTTATACTGACCCCAGAGGAGTGGTTCTTTTGCAAGAAGAATGAGGACGGCAAGTGGACTATCAGTCGCCAGCAACCCAGAGCCGGCCGTGAAGGATATTTTATCCCATTCGTCGATGGATGGTGCGGAAAGTATGCAAAGTCATTGATAGCGACCGCGGCATACCTGCAGTTTATGCTCATGAATGCAGATTCGGTAGCCTTTCAGATTATCCGCAACCAAATGCTTGGTATAATCACCGGCCCGACAGGCACCAAGGATCAACTGCAAACCTTGACGACCTCTACAGTAGTAGACATACCTCCAGATTCATCGCGCGGGCTCGAAATCGTCGGATTTCCTAAACAGACAATCGACGGACATTTTGAATACCTGAAGAGCATGACTGCCAAGGTAAGCCGGAGTGCGAATCTGCGCGAACAGGTCTCTCTGGGCGCCAGTGGCGAAAGCAAAGACTGGGACTTCATGCCGACATCGTCTCTGCTCGACAGGTTTGCCGATTATGTCGAAGCCTATGTGAACCAGGTTCTCGGCATGTACGAGAAATTTGCCGGCATCACCGCCAGCAAGGAAAAGCGATTTTCAATAAAGCGTGAATTTGACAAGAAGGGGCTGAAAGAAACTCTCGAAATCATTTTCTCGGGTATGGCTATGCAACTAGGCACGACCTTTACCGAGAAGCTGAAGGTGCGGGCTGCAGAGGCGTTCAAGCAGATTGGCATTGAGCCGTCCGACCAAGAGTGGCAGACCATTGAGCGTGAAATTCGCGAGACTGGGAAATCGAATACACTTGAAAGGATCATGGAGGTCAACCTGAATGGACAAAATCAAACAACTACTGGCAGCACTGCTGCAGATGGAGAAGGAGAAGATAACTCCGGAGTATCTGAAAACGATCGAAGCGGAGATTGAAACGCACGTCGGAACAGAGCGTACCAGTTCGCGCAATCTCGCGCGCAAATTACTCTTTGAAGAGTTCAAAGAGAAGCTACAAGAGAATTTCCCAGAGGCTCTGCGCGGCGTAGACGTCGAAGGGGCAAAATACGCAGACCTGATTAAAACAGCAGCAGAGAAGGTAAAGGCACAGCAACCAGGTCAGCCGCCAAAAGACGAGCCAGAGGAGACTCCTGCGCAAATCAAAGCGCGGCTTGAATCCGAGAACCAGATGATCCTGAAAAAGGAGCGAGAGGCAATCCGCCGTAAAGGCGTCCTCGCCCAGATTCTCGGTGAGGCTCGCGCCGAGGGGCTCGACCCATTGTACGCCGAATCGTTTGCCGATCGTCTTGAACGGGAATATGGTCTCGATGTCAGCAAAGACGAGGTACAGTTTGTCCGTAATGATGAACCGTATTATATCAATGGCAAGCCGGCAACCGCCACAGATGTCGTAAGAGAGCTGTTCGGCAAGTATACGGCGTTCAAAAAGACAACGCCGCAGACTCCTGACCCGAATAATCTCGGCGGCGGCCAGCCTACCCAGGGCCAGCTACCCGCAGGGGACAAAGGCATTGGAGACAACTGGGAAGCAGACTTGCTGAAAGATATGCCAGGACTGCGGCAATTCCAGACAGGCAAATGAACGAGCTGAAATTCATGTCTCTGACGAGCGCCCGCAAGCAGGGCGACTCGTATACCTATTCAGAGCGCCTATCTGTCGGAACCAGCAACCCGATCGTGATACCTGCAGCAGTGTTCTTTGCAAGCACCCATCTGGTAACAGTGAGCGACGAGGGGTTCTCGGCTGACATCCAGGTATCCAATAGCACCTTGGAAAAGATTGAAGCGGGGGAAGGCGCATGGGTATCTCTGGGCAAAGACAAGGAAATCTGTGCGACCATGATAATGGAACTGCCGCGGTGCCAAGCCGTCAGGGTAGTCGTCACAAAAGGCGATCTTTTGATCGAAATCTACGCGTCATAGCGTGAGGAGGTAACCATGCAAATGTTCGTGTTGTTTGACGAATCAGGAAAAACGAAAGTGACTGCCAATGCTCAAGAGGCAAAGCGTCACGGCCTTCAAAAAGGCTGCCGCGTTGAATCCTGCATGACTCAAAAAGACTATGTCAAGAACACTTACTACGGGAAGACAGAATCCGGCGAGATTATTGTTTCACCCGGCGAGACGAAATTCGTCCCGTTTGGTAAGTCGAAAGACACAAAGACCGAAAAGCCACAAGGCGAACCGGCCAAGGCATAAAAGCCTTGACTACGGCGGGGCATTCTGTATGCCCCGCTTATATAGAGGTTCACCCCTCTGGTCGCAAGACCCTAAGTGCCGAAAGGCAGGGCGTTCGCCCCGATGCTCGAAAGAGCGGTCAGACAAGACCCTAAAAAACACCAATAACCAAAACGAGGTACAGCTATGCTGACACTACTTGACATCCGCCAAGCGGGCGCAACGCCGAGTACGAAGCGTCGAATCATTGACTTGATTTTCGAGACTTCGCCATTCGCCACGCGCGTTCCGTTTGAGACAGTACCAAATCGCGAATCGAAATGGTACATGACAAAAGAACTGCCTACTGCGCAATTCCGCTCCTACGGCGGCAGCTACACAGAGAGCAATTCGAAAGACGATATGGGAATCACCCACCTGAAAATTCTGGGCGGTGAATTCAGCATTGATCGTCTCGACCGAAATGCCAACACCGTAGAGGGCACGCGAAAAGTCGCACGAGAGATTCGCGCGCACAGTACATCTATGGGCATGAAGTTCAAATACAACTTCATTAACGGCGATCCGGCTAATAACCCTGACGAATTCATGGGTCTGAAGAAGATGCACGAGAGCGCATCTGTATTCGGCACCGGCATGACCGTATCACTTGCGGCTGCTGGCTCTACCTTTGCTGCTGCCGGCGCGCGCGCAACAACTGAGTTTATGCTGGATTTCATCCAGAAGACGATCGTCACTCCTGATGTGATCTTCTGCGACGAAACCCACATTGCACAGCTGCATGCACTCTCTCTGACTGCAGGCACTAACGAGGCATTCGCAAACTACTTCGCCATGATGGACTATCCGCTGCCAAACGGCCGTAACATTAAAGTCGGTTCGTTCAATGGTATCCCCATGATACCGATGAAAGCCGATGCCCAGGGCAACAAAGTAATCGACTACAATGAAGACTCGCCGAACGGCGCGAACTCAGTGTGCTCGTCAATGTATTCTGTGTGCTTTGGAGAAGACTTTTTCATGGCGCTGCAGCACAGTGCGCAAGGCCCAGAGATCACCGACGCAATCCAGAACGGTCACTACAAGACTTTCTTGGACTGGGCAGTGGCTCTCGAACCGCGGCATGATCGTTCGTCTGCTCGCGCAACAGGTATCAAAGCACTGTAAGGAGAATAACCATGCATATCAACCAAGCCAATGAAAGGGACGCAAGTCTCAACCTCGCTGAAGAGCAGAACTTTACGGCCACAGATGTAGGTCGTAATGCCGGCGGCGTCGCCATCGAACTCGATGTCGATAACTTCAAGAATAACGCGATCATGGTGAACACTCGTTACAAGAACGATGCAACAGCAGACTATCTTGTGACGATCCAAAGCTCAGACGACGGCTTCGTGACCACGAAGACAGAAAAATCGTTTCAGCTTGCACCAGGTGCGGCAAACACCGAGTTTCAGTTGCTCGAACCGTTCGCAATTTCGCCTTCTGGTAAAAAAATCCGCCTGCGCATGGTGCGTACCGCGGGTCAAGTAACCGCTGTCGATATGTGGGCGAGCCCGATCACACCATAACATGTATAGCACCATCCGTGAGGTAAACGAGTACGCTATTGCAGCCGGGGAAGTAGAATTCCTCGACTGTGATGCTACGGGAATACAGTGCCAAGCGGATGGTGCTATCTCTGCTGTCGCGACCAGCATTCTGGTCAATAACGTGCCCACCGGTGAACAGATAAAGCGGTACGATCTACTGCAAATAGACGACGAGTATTGTCTCGTCACCGGTGTGAATGGTATGACTCTTACAGTCCAAAGAGCTTTTGGCGGCACGGTGGCCGCAACGCACTCAAGCGGAGCTACGATCTTTGTCAAAACACACCTGAAAGTGAAGCTCATTTCGAGAGCTACCCGAGAATTCATCACACTACATCGGCAGCGATTGAGCCCGGGAGTCTTATGGGCACAGGAGAATGAGGAGATTCGCGAGCAATGCGCGGTTCAGGTTATCTACATGGCTCGATACGTCGAGGAGCAAGAGTTAACCGAGCGCATCAGTACGATCACATTATCCGAATATGCTGACGGCGTGCTTTCAATCAAGTACCCAGGAGGACAGATATTTGCTCCCGGTGTACGGGACGCCCTGAACGATATTTTCAGGCGCTTAGGGGTTTCAAGTGGCGGCGTTCTCAGAGGTTGAAGCGTCGCAGCTACGCAGGCTGCAGCAGGTAATTGACCGCTACGCCATGCTGGATGACTCGCTGTTTATCCTGCAGACAGACCTCGGCAGGCTGAAGTCCGTGATCGAGCAGTACGGCCTGAGCATTGAGGATGTCATGTCCAGCTACATCGACCCAGAGACATTCGGGGCAATCGCAGCAGATGCGCAGCGCCAGTTCGCGGGCTCGCTGCGGGCGTACATTGAGAATGGCAAGCTCCAATACCGGCGCTCAAATACCGAGGCATTGCTGCAGTCGTTCCAGGAAACTTACGGAACCCAGGTCTCTCGACTCGTCGATACGGTGAAGACCAATCTATTCCAGAGAGCCGCTTCGTTCAAGTCTCTGGCCGCCACTGCTGAAATCCCGCTCCGTCGTATCGCCGACATCCAAGAGTACGAAATAACCTCTGTCACGATCAATGGCGCACAATACAACTACCCGGCGCTGAAAAACATCTGGCAGCAGATGAATGATTCATACGGTCAGCGCGACACCATCCAGTACCGCAATGGGGTAAACTTTCCGATGCGGACTTACATCGACGCGCGCGCGAATACCACTCAGGCCGAAGCGCACCGCTTGGTAACGATAGCGGAGGGCGCGGCGAACGGTGTATACTTCGGGGTTGTGAATCGCACCGGGACGACCGATTCATGCAAACTGCACGAGGACGAGACATTTTTTCTCTCTGTTGCGGCCAGGGACGAGGCGCTAAAACGGTGGCCCGATATTGAAATGCTGCGCCGGATGAAGACATGGGACGAGATAAAGAGCGATGGTACCCACATGGGCGGCTTCGGCTGCAAGCATATCGTGCGTGCAATATCAATCCAGTTTTTCTCAGACGCCCGCTTTCGCGAGGCTCTGGCAGCGCGGCCACCCAGGGCTCTGCCTGAAAAGATCAACGAGCGAAAAATCTTTGAAGACGCCACAGGGCGTAAGTGGATTCAGGCAAAGTCGACACCGCAAAAATCATACCAGCCGGTGCCGAATCGGGTCTCAGTCGCTCCAAGGTACACAATCGCATGAAAGTAGAAGTGCTCAAAGAATCCGGCCGTACTGGCGGGGTATCTACTTGGACTGTTACTCGAGTTATCGAGGGCTTGAACCTGCTGGCAAAGCGCCGCGCAGTCTCAGACGGAGCGATGGTACACCAGAGCGTCATTTATGAGCTGACCACAATAGGAAAGCTCGAAGAGGGAAACCGCGTCCGCATCACTGAACTCGTCAGAGATCGCCGAGGGGTAACCAAAAAGGGCATGCATTACAAGGTCATCTTTGACATGACCGGACAGAGCCGGATGGGCAAATACGAACTTGAGCGGGTGCCAGTTGAATAAGTTTGGTGAACAGCTGATTAAGGCCGTCGAGGAAACTTCGATCGCCGCACTGATGGAGGTCGCCCGTCATGCGAATACGGAAGCAGAGCCGATGGTTCCGGTGGACATCGGTAGGCTGCGGCAGGCGATGTATGAGGAACGCAGGGGCAAATCTGTATTCGCGATAACCGGCCCGGATGCGCCAGGTGCAGACAAGATCGTCGGCGAATATGTCTGGTATCAATACTCGGGCGCCCTGCGGCACCGCGGCGATGTGAATACGGCTCTGCTGTCTCTGCGGGCTCTCCACCCAGATGCTCTGACGGGAACAGGCGTTTACCAACGTAAGCTCAAGGACGGCCGAATCATAAACTACACCCGGGACTTTGGCGATCGAACCACAGGCATCGGCGAAAAGGCGCATTACAACCGCGCTTACAATCTCGCGGTGCGGGCCGGCGAGATCGAGAAGCAGGATGCCCCGCAGTGGTACGATCGGCTCAACGAAAGGCAGCAGTTTCACGATGACGCGGCAGAAATCGTAGTGAGGTTTTTTTCATGATTGCAGAGATTAAGAAACTCGAGGAGAATGTTCGTCTGGACTTCCCGAATGCGTACATCTCATTTGGCAGAGAGATTACCTTCGATATGACCAAGGCTGGCGCCGAGTCTACCCAGGGGGTAGTCGCATTCAGGTTCGATTACCAGGAAGTCAATTCAGAGATGTCCAAAGCCTTTAAGGGGAGCGGCAAATCTGTGAAAGACCTGCAGGGGATTGTCGCGGTCGCGCACAAGACTGACGAGCTGACGGTCACGCTCCTGCATGAATTATTGAAAACACTCGGCTACCAAGACGAGATCGGCGACGTCGGAATTCCGGCTGGCGCACCTTGGCAGTACAGAGACCTTACATTTCACGGCATTGAATTGCCACAGCCCGGCCTCATAACATCGGCGTATAAATCAAAAAGCGCAGAGTACTATGAGGTTGTGCAAAGAATCAATTTTGCATTTCACATCACATAGGAGGAAAATATGGATGTAAATAACGCACGCATACAGCAGTATCGTGTTCACTGGTTCCCGCGCGGTACCGGAATCTCAGCACAACCGCTGGGTATTCATGCCACGGGCGCCGAAATGAACTACAAGGGCGAGTATGTGAATCTTGAAGATGTCGACCAATTCTACGGTCGTGTCGCAAGCCAGAAAGTGGGATTCGGAGTTATGTTCCGCGTTCGCTTTTACGAGGTTGCGCCGGCAGAGATTGCGAAGATTCTGATTTACCAGGTTCGCGCGGTAGTCGATGGAGTCAAAAAGGCTCTGCACGGCGACACGACACCTGTGAATATGAACAAAGACGTGGCAGGACAGCTCACACTGATTCCCCTGTCTGCACCCGCGAATGACCTCTCTGAGGCTCAGACGCTTTGGAAAGCAGCACCGCTCGTTGATATTAAGTTCGCGTCAGATCGGACGAAGTATCAATCTGTCGATGTTGAGTTCATCGGTTACCCAGACCCGCTTCGCGTAAACACAGACTTCCCGTACTCAAACGGGTACTTCTGCATTGGCGATCCGACTGCGGTAGAGACTGACCCGGATGCTCTGGGGTTTGTTTTTGGCGACGAGCCAAAGGCACCTTACATCCACAATCCAGCAGGGACAATGTATGTCGGTGATAAGAAGCGGTTCACCATTTATGGTGCGTGGCGCATGGCGAGTGCGAACTACGTGCTCATAAATGACCCTGCAGGCATCACTGCTACAGCGACGACAATCCCTTACGACAACAAACAGGTTGCTGAAGACCTGACCGGCAAGTACCTCATAAACGGTTCATCTGCATGGTATATCGTAGCGGATTCTGGCGGCACATCGGCAGCGGGCAACCTCACAGTTGTACCCAGGGCGCTGTTTTCAGTAGCGGCCATAAAAGCCGACAATGCGCAGCTGGATGTTGTCGACCCAGAGTCGCTGGCGATTCTGCCAATGACCGATTCATGCGCCATGGTTTCGAGCGATCCTACCAAGGCGACAATCGGCGACTCTGTCTCTGATGGCTCGAAAGCCCGCGCAGAGGCTCTGGCAGCAGGTACCACAAACCTCACTGCTCAGAAGGGAGCGACAATCTCTCCAAACATGGTGCTGACGGTCACCGCTTAATGCTGCGCGTTGCTTGGAATTTGTGGCTGAAAGATCGAATTACCATCGCCGACAAGGTGATGGTATTCGTCTACTCGTACAGAGCACAGCATGCAAAGACCAAGCGCGAGCGAAAAGCATACCTGAAACAGATCGTGCGAGTCATCACGGGCAAACGCTTTGTATGGCTCCGCGATCTTCTTTACCTGAATAAACTACTCAGCCTTTGCGGCATGCTGGCAAAGGGAGAAAAGGAAAGCCGGACGATTGACCAGATGCGAATTTCGGTTATCAATCTCTGTGCTGACATTGGCTCTCGCTGCGGAAAGACCCCGCATGAAATAATGCTATCTATGACCGATAAGGAAATTGAGATATTCTCCCTCCACTTGTACAAGCGCGAATACGAGAACGCGCTCAATCGTGCGGGCGCTGCAGCATCACCAGCTGGATTCGCCGAGATCATGGAACGCAAGTTGAGCGAGATTAACTCGAAGCTCTCGGCATACTCGACCCAGGTTACGCCGGAGAATATCAATGCAAAACTGTCGGTCAAGGAGATGTTCAAGTGGTCATAGTAAAATCCATTGGCATGTGGATTCTATTCGGATTCTACCTGCTCTTTATTGTCGGCCGGATGACATTGGTATTCCCGTTTTCGCTGGTGGCATACATCGGCTATCGTGCTTGGTTGCGGCATTGCGTTGCCCAGGTGCGTAAGTCATCCAACGATTCTATAGCAGAGACCTTCCGTCTCAATCATACTAAGCGATTCCGTGAGTTTCTGGTAACAGTCTAATGCAAAAGAAAACCAAGGTCGAATTTGAATTCGTACCTCTCGACGAACGACTGAAAGCCTCGCTGCGCGAGACGCAAAAGGTCGCAGAGGATACGGAAAAGGCTGCCAACAAATCTGTCGTATCCATCGGGCAGATTGCCTCGGCAATAGTCGGCGCTGGCGCCCTGCAAAAGATAAAGGGGTTCTTCAACGAGGCGTTTGAAGCATCGAATCGCCTTGAAGCCTCAATGATGCGGGTCAATGCTCTGGCCCGAGTCACAGGCCAGGATGCGGCAAAAGCCCAGGCCGCAGTCGTTGCAGAGTCAAAGCGTGGAATACTCTCTCTTACCGAAAACGCGCAGGCATTCGCCGATGCAATGAGCCTCGGTCTCAGCGTCGACCAAGCCAGAGAATTCATAACCGCACTCGAGGATATTGCCTCGGTGCAGCGTACCATGGGTACGACGGCCGAAGCCGTAACCTCAGGTATTGCCGGTCTGGTCAGCGGATCGACCGAGCGGGTAGAGAACATCGGCAATTCAGTGAAAAAGCTGAATATGCAATTCACGGCCAATAAAAACACCATGGGCGAGGCTGCAGCTATCCAGCAGCTGTACAACGGGGTAATCAAAGAAGGGGCAAAATTCCAAGGCGATGCCGCTCGTCAGGCCGATACCGCGGCAGGGGCTCAGAAGCGATATAACGCGGCCATTGACGAAGCGAAAGCGGCTATAGGGGAAGGGCTCAAACCTGCGTACAAGGCTCTCTACGAAGCCCTCATACCGGTTATAGAGGCGTTTACCAACTGGTTCAGCGGCCTTGGAGAGAGCACAAAACTCGTAGTCTCTCTGGGGACAGCCGTCGCCATGATGGTACCGGCAATTGCGGCAATTATACCGCTTCTCGGGGCTCTCTCTCTGGCAATGGGGCCGGTGACCATGATCGCTGCGGCCGTGGCCGGAGTTACTGGCCTTCTGGCGATGGCGATGGAGTCAGCCCGAAAGGCGAACACAACCCCTCTCGCTAACGAGTACAATTCTCTGGTCGCAAAGCAGCAAGAGAATGCCAGGTTGCTGACCGAGAAGGAAAAAGAGCGTCTTTCCTACCTTGAGAAGCTCATTGATAAAAACGGCGGTGTCCTTGCCAGGATGCAGATGCAGAACCAAACTCTGCAGCAGCAAGAGCAATACCTCCGGCAGATCAACGCGCTCGAAGAGCAGCGCACCAAGATGTCTAGCGAGGTGCGCGAAAAACTCAAAAAGGCAACCCGCGAAGACCTCGAAAATATCCGTAAGATGTACAAGGAGGAGGAGCGAACAGCTCCGAAGCGCACTGCCGGCGAGATGCTGGCCGGGCGTGCCTCTGGATTAGAGCGCGGAGAACTCGGACTGGCCCGCGAGGATACCTACTACTACGGCGATCTTGCGATAAGTGAAAAGGCGTCCGAAGCGCGAATCGCCGAAATCGAATCTGCAAATCGTGCCGCAGTAAAAGAGCGCAGGTCTCTCGAAGCTCTCAACCGCCTTGGCATCTCGCCGGAGCTACTGAAAAAATCCGGCGCTGACATTCTCAAGGAAATTGAAACGATCATTGGAGAGGCGTCCAAGGTCGCAAAGAATCCGGCAAAGTATTTCGGCTTGGCTCTGCGCGAAGAATTGCGCGAGATCGCCCAGGGCTACTACTCATTCGTTTCACAGACCCAGGGCCAGATTCGCAAGCTCGAAGCCGAAGCGAAAACATCTGTCACCGCGGCGAGGCGGGCACAGCTGACCGAGGCTGCGGCTGGCCTCCGCCAGCAGATCGAAGAGGCGAACCGGGTTCGAAAGCAGCAGGAACAGCAGGCAATTAGTCAGAGACGGCAACAGCTCGCTGAGTATATCGAAGACCAGGTAACCGCCGAAAAGATACGCAATGCGCAAGACTTTACCAATGCTCGTATTGCCCTCGAAGAGAGAAAAAAGTTCGATGTCGAGTATGCAAAAGAAGCGGCGCGCGAAAAGCTCACCGTAGAAGAGAAGTTCCAAAAGGATGTCGCTCGCCTCTCTGGTGCCAGACGAGCCAAAGACCTGAAGGCTGATTTAGACGCGTATTCGCGGACGCTTTCAGGCGCTGACCAGATCACCAAAGGTATCGCGAATATCGGCAGTGCGCAAGACCTCGGCGCAGCCCTGCGTGGTTTTGGCGGAATTGGCTCTGGCCTTGGAGCGATGAAAGACCTGTTCCCGGCCCTCTCGTTCATGGGGCCAGTCGGGGCAGGTCTGGGCGCTGCTGGCTCTCTGATTGGAACCTTGTCGTCTCTGTTCGGAAAGTCCGATGAAGAGAGAGCAAGAGAGGCAGAGGCACAGAAGCGCAGAGACGAAGAGGCGAAGGCTCTGCTTCAGCTTCAGGCAAACTACCAAAAGAATATGCTTGCCCTGCAAGAAGCGCAGGCCAAGCTGCCTTTTGAAAACCTGACGCGCAACCTTCGTTTGATCGACATTAAGGCGCAGCAGCAGCGCGTCGCGGGTGTAGACGAGGCGAGCATAGAACGCGAGCGCCTGGCGTCACGCCAAGGGGCGATACAAACAGTATTGCAAGCAGAAGCAGGCACAATAGGCCAAGGAGCACTTTTTTCAGGCGTGCAGGCTACCCCGGAAGGTTTGACGCAATTTTTGAAAGAGCGGGCTGGGCAGTCTGCGGCTGTAGGGCAGGCGATGGCTCTGGCAAACCAGATTCAGAACCTGCCGGGCATGTCTTCTGCTGGGGCTCGCGGCTATATACAGGAGATACTAAGGCAGCTGGACGGGCTGCAAGGCCAAATCCCGCCAGAACTATACTCAGCAATTCGCGGGCCATTAGACCGCGCGATCCAGTCATTTAATACACTAGAAGCCCAAACTTATGACCTCAATAAAATGACTGTGTCCAGTGTGGATACTGGCATATTTTTGGGCGATGCAAACCGGCTGGCCTCTGAGATAGCCCGCGACACAACCACAGCGGAAAACCTGCTTTCAGTCATTGAGCAATCTAACCAGGTACAGCTCGAAATAGCTGCGAATACCAAGCGCACCGCCGATAATACTCAGAAGCTCGAAGGCATGAGAGAACAGATGTTTCTCGATATTGCCGGTGGAGGGCTGCGCGGGTTTGGAAATCTGCTGCGCGGGAACTACGGGCTCAATACGGCAAGCCTCACTGTGCCGCAGGGCATCCAGTCGGCTATCCTCGCTACCCAGATGGCGAAATCCTTCGAGGAAAGTTCTCTTGACAAGCTCATTGAGCTACTCAGCGTCAACAAAGACATGGCAAAGTTTCTTGGAGAGATCGCTGTGAATACTGGCCGCATGGCAAACGGCGGCGCAAATATCACAGGCACTCCGACCGAATTTGATAACCTTGCCACGCTCGAAAAGTACGCAAGTAGGTCATAAATGGCAAAGCCCGTAATTGATATTCTCGCCGGCAAGTACCGCGCAGGGGATGCTGTATTGGAGGAGGGGCCAGGGGCCGAAATTCTTGGCGACGTGCGGAAATATCTCGAATTGGATTCCGCAAAGTGGATTTATCTGAATACCGCTACCGGCAACGATGCCAATACCGGGCTAACAGTAGCGCAGGCCAAGCGCACCCCGAGCGCCGCTGCAGCTCTCGTCAATGGGACTACATATACCGTTGTTCATGTTCTCAACGACGGGGCAGTCTTGACGCAGAATATAACCAAGCCGTTTCAGATGGCGCATGGCATGCGCGGCCGAATCGACGTCGATTTGTCGGTAAGCCAGGGTGCATGGTTTTCTCCGACCTTGAAGAGCACTGGCCTTTCAATAACTGCCGGAGGCATGTGCTATTCTCCGACTCTGCATCGCTGGCTGCTTGCTAACGGAGCGAATGGAACCTCACAATCTGTTTACTCAGATGACGATGGAGCATCGTGGAATACGACAGCGAGCATCGCGACATTCGGGCCGGTATACGATCTTCAATGGCTAAAGGACAAGTACGTCGGATGCTGGCGCAATTCATTTCCATACTTTTCTTACATAAAATACTCTACAGACGGGATCACTGCGCCAATCTCCGTTTTAGTCCCAAAGGCATACGGGATGACGATTCGCCACGGTGCTTACTCAGAGTCGCTGGATTTATTTGTCTTTGTCGGAGAGGATGGAATTTACGTAGGCAAGGATGTAACTGCTCTCGCGCCAGTGCCTGGTTATGCGCCAAGTCCAACTTCGAATCCATTATTCTATGCGAATTTTTCTCTATTGCGAGTCATCTGGTCATTTAGTCATAAGTGCTTTATTACAGTCGGTGTGACAAAAACTTTTGAACCTCTGCTACTTATCAGCTACGATGGCTATTCGTGGGAGAGGATCACAGTAACGACAGCTGGTACCACACTGCAGACTGTCGCAGAAGGGCCGAACGGAACCATTGCAATCCCAGTACTAGGAGGCGGAAACGATTTGATCTACACGAATGACCTCCGAACTTTTAATACGGTGACAGCGAGCAATCGGCCCACCGCAAAGTTTATGTTCTCATGGAGGTATGAAAACTGGGTGGGCTACAATTCATTGCTTGGTGGAGTCGTAATATCGAAAGACCTGGCAGACTGGTACACTCCAAACACGAGCAATTTGAAATTTTTTGACTGTGCGCCTCTTTACTCGCAATCAAAAAAGGTCAATGCCACTGTGGGCAATAATAATCAATACTATGAATATGGAAACGAGGCTATCGTGGTTTCAGACGATGTGGCCGGATTTCATCTTGGAGAAGCGCGATTCTCCGGCAGCCCTGAACTATGGAATTGCTCTCGGTATGCATTGGACGTCGCCTCTGAAAAATTGACGAGCTGCAGGGCTGACTACATAAAGACAGCCTCGAATGCATTCGTGGCAAAAAAAAATCTGGTAGAGATTGATTGGAAGTTCACTAGCGTGCCTGCATCACAAGATGCAGTCGTGATGGAAAACAATGTGATCGGCGGAAATCTGATCCCCGACAACGCATCTGCGACATACTACGAGAGACTGGTAGAAAATGTAATCTTTGGTCAGGTCAGAGCAGCAAACACAGTTCTGCTCGTCGGAGGATTTGTCCAAGGTGGAGTCGTCAACTGTGTATTGGATAAAGTATCTACCGATGACCCAGGGGTGACAGGTCGAGACTATATCCCTAAGCGCGAGATACTCGGGTACGAGGCTGATTCTCCAATGGTCGCAAAGTCTGAATTGGAATTCAATTCGATAGGCGTGCCGAGAGACGTGGGAGCATGGTCATACAGAGAAGAGAATGTCGTATTTCGATACCGCCGACACTTTCAAATTCTCAAGCCGTCAAAATCTGATTCCATAAAGTTCATAAAGCATCTTGTGACATCAGCGAATCCGACTGCTGGTGGAAAGCCATCGGTCGTAAATATCCCGCAGGCGGCATGGGAAGAGCTGGTGCTGGCGTATGGTTCAGTAAATACCGAGCAAAAAGGGAATCTGCGAAATCAATTCGAGTTCTTGGAGTATATGCAGACCCAGGAAATGCTCGATATACAAATGTCATGGGATGGTGCTGATGCAATAGTTGGCGAAATCAACCTTACGGCTACCGCTCAGGTCAGCGACCCCATGATAACGGTCGCCGAAACCGATGTCGAGCCGGGCAGAAAGTTCGTATGGTTTGGCACTACATACACTGTGCTCCGGGTCTCTGGAAATAGGCTAATACTTGACCGTGATATTCTCGACGAGATTCCAAACGCAACAGAAGTGCCGCTAATATCTCCGACTGGATATGGCGAGTACACCATGATCCTCGAAAAAGACCCTACGACATCGTTGAATCATTTTGCGCAGACTGATTATAGGCGTGGGATGACTCTACGGATGGCCCGCAAATGCGTCTGACAATACTGAATCGTGAGGTAGAGGAAGACTACGTTTTTGACGGCCAGGAATCTGCGTCGTTCAACGACATATTTGGATTTATCGCCAAGCAAAAGACCGTAAAGATCACAGACCCCCGTTCAATCTATAACCCATTCGCCGCAAACTCATTGCTCCAGATACAAAACTGGCGGAACGGAGAAATCACAGAATACGACGCAGTCAATAACATAGTCTTCGCCGGTGCGATAAACGATGCCGGATATTCGATGACGAGCACGACTCGGGTAACACGGATTGTTGGCCGCGACAATCTTGGGATCTTAAAAGACGCCTTCGTTGAAGAGCTTCTCCTGAAATCTGAAAATTCAATCTCTACGCAGTACTCTACCCAGGGGGCACACTCTTCGCTTTACTCTGGTGTGATAACTTTGAATAACTCAGGCGGGCCGGTCAATATAGAAGTCGGAGACATCGTCTCATTCAATCCAAACTCTGTGCCGCGGTACCAGGTAGTCGGCATTGGCGCTGGCTCTCCCACCCCGCATATAACTCTGGATAGGCCGCTTGAATTTGACGTAAGCGGTGGAACAATTTTGCGAGTCATGGCGCCCGTCGTCAGCACTGGGGCAAATTTTCTCAAGCGCGCGTTGATAGCCGCAGGCATGGGCGACCGTCTGGACTCAACCTTTGACTCCTTGGATGTCCAAGATTCTTTGAGCAGCTATTTGCTCCGCATCTTTGTCCGCCAGGAAAACAAGGTAAAGCTGGTCGACTACATTACCAAAGTCATGGAGATGACAGACCTGTTTTTGACGATTTCGGCCACCAACCAATTCTCGGTGGTTCGCGGCTTGCAGTACGATGGAACCAGAATATCGCAGAGCGTGACAGACGACGAGATAATCCTTGACCTAAACATGGATCACAACCAATCGAAGCTGTACTGGGCCTTCGATTGTCTTTACTCAAACAATGGCCAGATTGCCAAGGCCACCGAAACCGTTTCGCAGTCTATGCTTGACAGATGGGCTGCGGCGGCCAGATGGCAGCCAATCTCAGCGTCTGGATCGAGCCCCAGAGATTACCAATTCCTTTACGCGAACCAAGGCTCTGCCCTGTTTTTTGGGAGACGCAAGATATTGTACAACGGACATCCCAGACCAATGTTTAAGTGTTCGCTGGCGAGGCATCCCCGCAACTACCCAAGCCGGCCATACAGGCTGACTCTCGGGACTCGAGTTCTCTTGTCTCACGACTTTGGTGGTGGGAAGCGTATGACCAATGAGCCTGCCGCGGTGACGCAGTTTATATTTGACCGATCAAACCAAGTGTACACAGAGGTCATCTTTGAACTGACGAACCGGTATTATCCATTACTGCCGGTCCCATAGGAGATAACATGTCCGTCAATACTTTAACGCAAGAGCAAATCCAAGAGCTGAACAGGCTCGCCGGGCAAGCAGGCAAAACTGCTCTCGGTTCAATCATTGCGCAAATAATAGCCAGTGTAAATACGAATGGAGGTAGAGGAGAGGCAAACGGTATTGCTCCGCTGGACTCAAATTCCAAAGTTCCACTCGCTAACTTGCCAGCGACGGTCTTCCATTACAAGGGAGCGTACAACGCCTCAACCAACACACCAGAGCTTGAAGATGGCGAAGGTAACCCAGGCGATACCTACCGCGTGACGACAGGCGGGACGCAGAACTTCGGACATGGAGACATCACGTTTGAAGTAGGTGATATGGTTGTCTATAACGGCGCCACTTGGGAAAAGTGGGACGTCCAAGACGAGACCGTCCCAGCAGGCACTGTAATCCAGACAGCCAGAGCAACTGCCCCGGCAGGCTATCTCGCATGCAATGGAGCGGCAGTTTCGCGCACAACCTACGCCGATTTATTTTCTGCGATCGGAACCACTTATGGCGCAGGTGATGGCAGCACTACATTCACGCTTCCAGATTTACGCGGCCTTTTCGTTCGCGGCGCAGGCGCACACGGCACGATGACAAAAGCTGCGGGCGGCGCGTTTGACGGTGGGTCTGTCGGTGCGGCGAGCAATGATAGCTTTCAAGGACACATTCACAGAATTACCGACAGCTCTGATGGATTTGGCACTGTCGCAAGTGGTAGCATAAACAATGCTGGCGGCAACCGAGGAAACATTCTTAGTAACTCACCTGATGGGCGCGTTGAAGCCCGCGTAATGTCTACCGACGGCACCAACGGCACACCGCGCACAGGCAACGAGACAAAACCAGCGTCAATGTCGCTGCTGTATTGCATTAAGTATTGAGGTGAGCATGGATCCAGAAAAAATAGTCAGTGGATTGATCGGCGGCGCGGTTACAGGTGTAATCGCCATCGGCAGCGCACTGGTTGCCAAAGGCAAGCGCGAAGAGCGATTTGATCGATTAGGGAAAGACGTTGAGACAGTTCGCACAGACGTCGCGTCGAAAGTCTCACTCGAACGCTTCGAGAAAGAGATCAGCGAAATTCACGGACGAATGTCGCGCACACAGCGCGAGCAGGCCGCAGCTATTGAGAAGTTAGAGGGCAAGGTAGACGCTCTTTCAGGAAAAATCGAATTCATGAGCGGTGTGATGTCTCAGCTACCGGCGAAAATCGACGCCATTGCAGAGAGGCTCGCAAAGGTAGACCAATGACAGATGTGATCCAGAGCGCATTCGAACTCGTCAAAGACGAGGTGCGCAAATCGTATAAGATATTTCCGGCCGTCCATGAAGACCAGATCGACAATGTATTCGATGGCGGAGTGACCTGCGCAATCACTTGCGTTTCCATGCTGCTGCAGACCTTTAATCTTCCAGAGTATGGCGGGGCAATTGCCTGCGGTCGTCGCGAAGAGGATAAAATCCTGAAAGACATCCGGGCGAATCTCGACAAGTACAAGGCCGTCGGGATAAAACTCGGTATCGGCAGCGCAAAAGAGCCGCCAACAGAGCAGGCGTTGCGCACAAATTTCATCTTCCTGAAATGGTACGTCAAAGATAAGTACCAGGTGGAACTTATGTATTCCTCGTGTCGCAAGGTGCATCTGAATCGAGTAATCGACGGCATTGAAGCACCATTTATTATGAGCACCTCGCGCGCGCTGACGAGCTTCGGGCATATCATTTTACCCAGGGGCCGCGCAATTACTGCGGCAGGGCTCTCGGTAATTGCGAATGATCCTTGGGGTCCATATCCGTACAAGAAAAAAGGCGGCGGCGAAGAGGTTATCTACCCGATGACAATGTTTCCGACAAATGGCGGCGACGGCAATCCAGCAAACTATCACTTTCTGAGCATGGGCAGCTACCCGCGCAAGTAGGATACAATGGGCAAGCAATCAAAATTCTGGGACTGGTTCGATCGGTTCATGCACGGAGTGACGTTCTTTCACATTGCCGGGCTTGCGCTTATGCTGCTAGGCGGTAAGTGGGGGGATAAAGGCCAGTACAGTGGCTTCGGTTTCACGTTCACAGTAACGCTGCCAGAGATAGCGGGCTTTATCACCTTCTTTCGAGAGCTGGCGAAGACATGGCTGCACCGGCGCAAAGCCAATTCAACCCAGGGGCCAATTCAAGGAAATGGCCCGTGATATGTCTCGCTATTTCATGCGCGTTGTTTTGCTCATTGGCTTATGCGTCATTATTGGGGATGCCCGCTGTAAATCAGTGGGAGCAGTCGCGACGGAGCAATGGCAAAAGACCGCAGATGCAATAACCGCGCTGCGCAGCGAGCCGCAGACGCCGGCGACAACCAAGGCAATAAAGGTCTTGTCTGAGAATCAGGATGCTCTGGGAAATTGCGCCCGCGAAATATCCTCTCTGAAAATCGAGAGAGCCGAAGCATCCGAAGCGAAGTACCGGTGGGCCGGGTATGCTTTCGCCATCGGATTCGCACTCGGGGTGGCGGGCTCTGCCTTGGCTCGTTATCTGATTCGCCGCTTTACTGGGACATAAAAAAGCCCGGCCAAAACCGGGCAGAGCCAATGGGAACTTGTTGGTATGCCCAGAGCCGGTAAGCGGCCCGGCCCGTCATCTCAATAAAGAGAGAACCGGCAAATCTGCCGAAAATAATTCCGCAAAAAATTTGTGTTTTTTTGGTGCCAGATTGAGTGGCAGTTAGCATATTGATCTTGTCGGAGCGATCCGGCAAGGGGTCAAATGAAAACAATAAATGATATTTCAAAACAAGCGAGCAAGTTTTACGACCGTAACCTTGCATTTTCAAGTATGAATCAATACGTAAAACCTATGCGGGTTATGCTTGGAGTCGATGGCCGATTCTGGGTTGTTACCCCTGCCGATGCCGAGAGACTCGCACGTCTCGGACTGGAGTACGCTGTATGACCAGGTACAAAGTTACCGCAACGATTCGTTGCAACAACGATACGGCTTCATTTCAGGACGAGACCTATGTAACTGCCAATACCGAGAGCGAGGCAATTCAAAAGGCATCCAATCATTTTCGTCTTTGCCTCCCAGGCACTCGGGCGTGTGGTTTTAAGGCGGTGAAGCTGTGAGCCGCGACGAAAAAAGTGTGATCGAATTCGGTACCGAGATCGGCCCGTGGGAATTCGAAAAAATCTCATACATCTTTCGGGCAGTACGCGAGCGATTTGGTATTGACCTATGGGTGAAAGGAACGCAGGTAGGGGTCAATCCAAACTCTGGCTACTCATGGGTATGGAACGAAGATTACCCAGTCTCTTGGTATATGCCGATCAACTGCGAGCTGAGACATGAAGATGTTTACGCGCATTGGTCAAATCCAGACGACGGCCAGGAGCACGAGTGCGAGATTTCAGAGTTTCATTCTGCCGATGACATATGGGCATGGGTAGATGAATTATCTCAGGAGGCAGAAAATGATTGAGTCAACGCAAGATGCAATCGTCTTTCATGATACGATGCCAAGCCCACAGGCTAAATACAACCGGCTGGCAAGGATTCAGGGGTATCTTTTTGCCAAGGCTCTTCGACCCGGATTTCATCCGATCACCGAGCAGATGCATGAAGATGTCGAATGCGTTATGCTCGACCTGCAGCGCAGGGGGGCGGTTTGGAATTCAGACGCGAAAATGATGTATTACGTCGGTGAGTGCATGGGAGAGGGCAAGTAGTCACTTGCGCCGGATGAGCTATCGTCCGGCGCTGGGGATTTACTCCCAGGGGGTCAATATGAACGCAAAGGTTTTTTATCGCTGCCCATGCTGCGGCGTTATCGAGGCAGTGCGCAGAATTGGAGTCCACTTCTGCGACAACTGCAACACTGTAATGAGGCGACAGCCATGAATGGCGCAGAGCTAAAACTGGCTTGCAAGGCCGTAGATATTGAGATCATACGCGAGACATCCAAATTCATCGAAGCACGACGGCCAGATGGCCTTGTCGTCTTCTTCGATAAATTCGATGCCGACCGGCCAGACGCAGACATGCTGATGAAATTGAACGCTGTCAGGCTCTACGGAGAGCCTGCCGACGTGATCTTTATGGTCGGAATAGTCCGAGGGCTACAGGTCGCCATGGCTTACGCAAGGCGGCAGGGCCATGCCTTTAACCCAGAGGATTACGCAAGGGCCATACCGGTAGTTCGCCAGATTTCAGCCGGTGCAGGCCAAAAGAAACGACAAAAGAAACTGGCTAAGGAAGCACGATGACAGATATTCGAATCACCCAGGCCGCATTCTACGCAAGATATGGACTTGCGCCGCATCGGCAAAAGGAAGCGAGAGATGCGCAGGGAATCACATTGGCGAGTAAGATCGTCGACGGCCGCAAGCAGAAGGTGTATACCTCAATCGCCCAGGTCGACAAGGTGCTGGCGCACTTTTCATTGAAGCGGATTATCTCGGGTCAAAACGAACTCGTGGTAAAGATCATACGGACAAACCCGAAATAGCCATGCTATACACCGTCGAGATTGAGGGCCAGGAGTATGACGTAGAATTGTCTGTCGTCATCTCAGGGCAAAAAATAAATCCATCCCACCATCACCCCGGCGAAGACCCAGAGGTTGAGTGGGATATTGAGGAGGTCAAAAAAGGCAACGAGAGCGTGGAACTGACGGCCGATTTTGAAGCAGCTGTTAGGCTCGAACTGGAAAAAAAGTCTGACCGTATCTACGAGTTAGCTCTGGAAAAACACTACGAATCTCGCGACCCAGAGCGCGAGTACGACGACCACTTATTGCATAGGTGGTATTAAAAGGAGACGAACATGAACGAGATACAAGAGTTCAATGCCATTGAGCAGACAGCTCAGGCTGCGCTTGAATTGGCGCTTTCGATTGAGGTGACAGACATTGCCTCGGCAGAGCAATCAAAATTGAAGGCGGTAGAGCTGCAAAAGATTTTGAAGCGCGTAGAGGATATTCGCAAAGAAAAAGTGAAGCCTCTTAATGACCAGGTTTCTGAGATCAATGCCAAAGCCAAAGCGATTTCCGGCCCGCTCGACTCGGCAAAATCTTCTCTGGCGAAAAAGCTCATGGCATGGCAAAATGAAGAGCGCATGAAAGAGGAGCAGAGAAAAGCCGAAGAGCGCCGGGCAGCCGAGCAGGCAGCGGCAGCAGTTAAGGCAGACGACAATGCGTCTTTTGACGATGTCCAGACCGCAGAGCTGAAAGTCGAAATTGCATCCAAGCCGGTGAGCATGGGCAAGGCGTTCAAGCCACTCTCGACTCGTGAGGTTTGGAAGTATCGGGTTGTCGATCTTTCAAAGGTGCCGCTCGATCTACTGCAGATCAACGAGGCAGAGGCAAACCGGCGAGTCAAGGGTGGTGCGCGTGAGATACCAGGTCTTGAAATCTATTGCGAAGAAGTCGCGGTGGTGCGCTAATGAGTACCGCAGTAGCAACAGCAGACTGGCAAAGCCAGATTGAGCTGGTAAAGCAAATCTGTGCCCCGACGGCTACCAATGAGGAATTCAAACTCATGGGTCACATTGCACTCCGATACGGCCTTGACCCTCTGCTAAAGCAAATCTGGGTAATAAAGTATGGGGATAGCCCGGCGCAGATATTTACAGGCAGAGACGGGTTTCTCTCAATCGCTCACAGATCGGGTCACTTCAACGGCATGAATACATCGGTCGAGCCGGTGCAGATGCCGATACACGTGAAGAAGAAGCGATACAATAAGTTCAAGCGGGAATGGAACGAATTCGAGATCAAGCGAGACTGGCAATACAAGGCAATCTGTACGATTTACCGTAAAGATGCCGCATACCCGTTTGTCGTTGAGGTCTACGAAGAGGAATATACGACCTGCGAAAATCTCTGGCTGGACAAGCCTCGAACAATGCTCGGCAAGGTTGCGGAGTCTCAATGCCTCCGAAAGGCGTTCGATATAACCGGACTGTATTCGCCCGAGGAGATGCCAGAGCAACACGAGCGAGATGTAACCCCGCCAAAGGATGAAAAGCTCTCTGACGCTCAGAGAAGATTTGAAGAGGAACGAGGCATCCGGCCAAAGCCAGAACCGCAGCCAGTTCCTCAGTCAGCGCCGGCACCAGAATCTGCGCCCAGGGCCGAAGATTTTATATCTGAAGAGCTACAGGCGCGAATCCGTGGGTCATTTTCGGCAGCAGAGATTTCGCAAGCATTGGTTGGAACGGGTGGCGACGAGGACAAGCTCCTCTACAATCTCGCAACGATCTTTTGTGCGCGAGAGGCTGAGAAGATCAAAGAAGTTTACTACGGCAAAGGCATGACGAACGGCCAGGTAAAGGCGCATGTCTCCAAGCATGACTTTTCATTCTCAAAGATCAAAGCATCGTTCGGCCAGGTACCAACCGTGCAAGATGTCGCGCGCGAGGATAAAATGCCGGACGATTTCATGAAGTTCGAGGACGAAAAATGAAGCTCCTGTTCGTTGATACCGAGACAACCGGCCTGCCCCTGAAATGGGGTAGGCCGGTGACAGAGGTCGATAACTGGCCCCGAGTCATTGAGGTTGGCGCCGTCGCCATAAACACTGAGGATCGAGTCATCTCGAAAGTTGGATTCTTGATTCAGCCGAAGGGATTTGAAATCCCAGAGGCAGCGACTAAGGTGCACGGCATCAGCACCGAGATGGCTATGACAGACGGCGTAGAGCCAGAGAAGGGGTTTGCGTGGCTGCACTCGGCCATGGTCGAGGCGGATCACATCGCCGGGCATAACATCCGATTCGACATGGATTGCCTCGGTGCTGAGTTTCACCGGCTTGAATTTGAGCAGCCGCAGGTACCGCGCATTTGTACCATGTTTGGGACAAAGCATCTTTTCGGCAAGTGGCCGAAGCTATCGGAGCTGCATTACAAGGCGTTCAAGCTCGAGTTCCAGGATGCACACCGCGCTCTCGCCGACATCACTGCTACCGCTCGGTGCTTTTTTCGCTTTGTGGAAGTCGGCCTATGGCCTGAACTTGGCATATCGCCGGAGCTGGCCCGCGAGATATTGGAAATTGTTTCACGTGAAACAATCGACGGTGAGCCCGATGCTACAGTTCGCAAAATCGGCTGACCATGCGCGAGCCATAGGACGTGAGCGATTCGAGGGGTACTGCTGCATTGAGGAGGTGCACAAGCAATCCCTTGGCTCGTGGGGGCCATTGGACGGGGCTCATATCTTCGCGGCAGGCCAGTTCGTCGAGCTGGCCGCCTGCCCTCTCAATGTGGTTCCAATCTGCAGGTATCGCCACAACAATCCTTTCGGCTTCGCCCCTGCTGACCATAAAGGCTGTATGGATTTGGTCGGCAGGAACCCGAAACCGGCCCTACAGCGCATAGAATGGCTTTTACGGCACGTTGGCGGCGAATACCGGCGCAGAGTATGGGAACAGCTCGAAGAGCTTGTCTACGAAGCTCTCCTCTTGTCTGACAAGGTCAGGGCCATGGAAGAGGATTTGACCATCCTGATGGCGGGGAGATGAGTAGGCGAGCGGCAGAGCGTCTGGCATGGGCATTGCATCGCCGGGCCGGCATACCTCCACGCATTGTGAGGGATGGCCGGCACTGGGCGGCATACTTGGATAACGATACTCTGCCAGACCAGTCTGACGTCGTATTCAAGTTTTGCGAGCGCCTCTGCGCACGACTGGCACCACAAAGTCGGTACCGGATAATGGTTCGCTATGGTGATGCTTTTGGGTTGCCGGTTTTTAACCTCGACCCAGGGGCCAAGTATAAGACGGCCGAGATCAAATTTCGGCCAGACTCGTAAAAGAGTTTCAAGACTACGAGGAGAATGAGGACTGCCCGTGCTCTGGCTTGCCAGAGCGGCTGCGCCTCCTCTGGGATTTGACCCCCGCCCGGTGGCGCGGCCTTATGCCATACTACAAAATAAAGGCCCGCTCCCGACCGTGGAAAGTTGGAGCGAGCCTTGGAGACGAACATGAAGAGCAAACGACAACGAGTCGAACAGTCAAGCTATTTACCGGTGGATTTCGTAATCGAAAGCCTGTCAGCAGATGCCTTTTGGATGGTTCCAAAGACTCTCGGCAGAGAGCTTGGAATCGAAAACGCCGTATTCCTCTCTGAACTCATTGCCAAATTCAGGTACTGGCGAGACCGCGGCATGCTGCAGGGTGACGGCAGTTTTTTTCTGACCTGCAGTGATATTCAAGAGGTCATGGGTTGCTCTGAGAGGATGGCAAAGCGGCTGACCAAATCTATACAAGATTGCGGTGCGGCCCGGGTCATTAAGCGAGGGGTGCCGGCAAAGAATTACTGGTTCTTGAACTGGGAATACATCGGGTCAATCATGTCAGGTGGCCCGACTAGTCAGGCCGAAACCGACCTGACTGGACAGGTCGAAACCGACCCGACTAGTGAGGGCAAAACCGACCTGACTATTACTAAGAAATCAAACAAAGAACCAAATACAAAAAAAAATAATGCGCCAGAGGCGCCGGCCCTCTACTCTCAGGTGGTAAAATTGATAGGTAGTGCCCATGAGGCACTTACCGGCGAGCCATTGTCATGGATAGGGTACGAAAAGGCATACGGCTCTGCCATAAAGCAGATTATCATGCAGGCAGAGGGAGCGAAAGGGCCGCACGATAACGACGATGCAGTGCTGCTCCGAATCAGGGCAAAGGTCGAGGCATATTACAAGCTCGCTCGCTCAGAGGCCGGCCAGGCTAAAAAATTCTACACGCAGCAGGGCATCACACCGCTATCAATCCGCAGCGCATGGAATAAATTGGTCGTCGCCCAGGTTAAGTCTGCGATGGCCGCGAGAGAGGAAAAATTCCCCGATGTTATGACGATGACAGAGTCGCAAATCCTCGAGACCTTTGAAGACTGGCAGAGCCGATTCACAATAGGCCAGGTGCGCGAGGGATTGCCGAAGGGAATCTGGGTCAAGTGGCAGAGAGAGAAAAACGGGTTTGCCGGGGCTCTCTGCGAAACGATATTGGCCTATGTAAACGAGGATTATGACTGGAGGGTACTTGTTGGAAAAAAAGAAGAGCCGCTGAATGGTGGCACCGGGGGTCAAAAATGAAGATTTCAAAGATTACAGGATTCGTCAATGCTGGGCAACAAACGTTTGCCATCTGCAGAGATGCGAACGGGCAACAAATCATAGTCGAGGCAGGCGGTCAGAGAGTGAGCAAGAAAAAGCTATTCACTGACACTATTCGATTTATCGACTCGCAGCGCAGGGCGATCCATGCGAAGCGATAACATAAAAATCTGCAGCCGGGCCGACGTAAGCCCGGCGATGCAAGACCTGTGCAGGAGTTCAAAGCACGCATGCTCAGGAACTTTCCATAAAACAGACGACGGTCGAGAGGCGCCCTGTATTGGTGGCGGCCTGCTGGTCACTGAATACTATGAGACCGAGACTGCCGGTCTTCCCGAAGGTGATTTTATGGATGCGCTCGCCGGTATAATCAGCGGCGCGGCGGCAGAACGCACTGCTCAGATCGCCCAGGGGGCCGGGTCAATAAAAATTGCCCACATTGTGAACACAGCCCCGTGCCCATGCGAGAGGCGGCAAGCCAAAGAGGTGGAGCAGGATACCTTAAAGACTCAGCTATCGGTCGAAAAGATTTGGACGCCGACCGAAAAACAGCTCGCTGGTCTCAGGGCATTCAGAGACGAGCATAAATCTCTCTACATCTACGGCAGGCCGGACACTGGCAAAACCTACTTGGCGTATCTGTGCGCGAAGGCATACGCCGGCAGGAAGACGATCTTTTTGAATACGAAGCTCTCCGAATTTTTTCGCAAGAATTCTCACGAGCTTCAGCCAGCAGACTTTAAGGGGCTCGTCATCTGTGACGATATTCAAGAGAATCTGCCTACCCCGTTCTTTCAATCTGCTCTGTTCGAGGCTCTCGACCTCGTAAAGCGTCGACGATTGCGCATGATAATCGTGGCAAATCTGACGCCTGAAGAGTTCGTTGAAAGATATGCGGTCGAAGAGCTGCGCAAGCCTCAGTTCGAAAACCGACTCAGCAAAATGGAGATAATAAAACTGTGAGCAAAAAAAAGAATGCCGCGACCGAGGCGGCGAATACAATCTCGGCAATCGAAGCCCGCTTGGCCGGGCCGGTCGAAATCACAATGGGCAATGAGGAGCCGCCGCAGATCGTAAAAGACGCACGGACGCTCCTCGAGGTCGTCAAGGCTCTCGACGA